CCACTTGATCGAGTTTGCTCCGATATCACCCGAACCTCCTCACACAGAGGAACAACATCATGAGATGAGCAAATATACACAATACTTACAAGAACTAGTATCAAGGGAGAGAAAGTAATGCCCGCTGTAACAAGAATAGGAGATGCAGATGTAACTCATTGTTCTGGTATGACCAGAGCACAGGGTTCGTCTAACGTCTTTTGTAATGGCATAGGTATCTCTCGTCAGGGCGATAACAATACTGGACATCTATTGCCAGGTTCCCCTTGTCCTGGCCATTCAGCACCAATTGCAACAGGGAGTACAACCGTATTTGTAAATGGCAAAGGATGTGGTAGAGTAGGGGATGGAATATCAGGTTGCACATCAGTTGCAGCAGGATCACCAAACGTATTTGCAGGATAAATTATGGCAACACAGTATAGTATGGGTAAAGTTGGAGTTGATTCAAAACCCAAGAAAACATCACAAGGTAGAGGCAAGCATACATCCTATGCAGCAACCTCTAGGAATAAGGCAAAGAAAAGATACCGTGGGCAAGGCAAATAGAATCATAGACGGTAAGAGAAATCATAATATCCCAGTGGATATGTCGGATGATTTCTACGATAATGGCAATGAGTATTGTAGATACTTGATTACAGATCCACGTGCAGACAAATATTTGAAAAAACGAGTATAAATAACTTGAGTAAAGGTACAGCACGTTTAGGATGTCTATACTATCGAAGTCTTTTAAAGATTTCTCTCTGACATTTGAAAAGAACGCAGTGACAAATGACATTTTGGCACTGAAGAACGAAGCTGCAATAAAAGAATCTGTAAAGAATATAGTTCTTTATAATTTTTATGAGAAACCTTTTGATCCATTCTTCGGTGGCAACATCATAGGTTTGTTATTTGAGAACTCTACTCCTACACTAGAACTAGAGATCAAACATAGAATTACTAATGCTGTAGAGATATTTGAACCTAGGGTATCTGCAGTATCTGTACGAGTTAATTTTGAAGAGGATCGCAACGAGTTAGGTGTTACTATAGAATACTTGATTTTAGGTATTAGACCTACATTTGATGATGTTACTGTAATCTTTAAACCATAATGGCATTCAATCAAGTCAATGCCCTTGAATTTAACCAGATCAAGGCACAAATCAGAGATTATTTAAAATCACAGTCGCAATTTAGTGATTATGACTTTGAAGGATCGTCTTTAACTGTATTAATTGATACATTAGCATATAACACATACTACACAGCAGTAAATGCGAACCTTGCAGTCAATGAAGGGTTCCTTGAGACTGCTATTTTGCGTGAAAACGTTGTAAAACTTGCAAGAATGATTGGTTACACACCAAAATCAGCAAGGTCAGCACGAACAGTCGTAGATATTTCAGTACAAACAGCATTTCCTTACCCAAAATCAGTCACAATCTCTGCAGGATTGGTTTTAAACTTCACAGGACTCGATAATAACAACTTTGTTTTCTCAACTCCGACTGATATTTCGCAATCTGTTGATAGTATTACAGGAATTGCAACGTTTAATGGTATAACTTTGTTTGAAGGACTGTTTTTACAGGACACTTTTGTAAAAGATAGTTCGCAAAGACAGAGATTTATACTTACAAACGATAGAGTTGATACTTCTTCTATGATTGTACAGGTAACTTCTGGTACAATTACAGAAAAATACCTACAAGCTACAGATATTACTAAGATAGATTCTACTTCTAAGATATTTTTCCTAGAAGAAAGTGAATACCAGATACCAGAAATACTATTTGGTGATGGTGTTGTAGGAAAAGCACTTACAAATGGCGATGTTGTTACTGTAAAGTATGCAACTTCTGCAGGAGCAGGAGCAAATGGTCTTAAAGTTTTTGAAAATATCGGAACTTATCGTGATAATTTAAACAATGCGATAACTTCTGGCATTTCAATCACCGCAACTCAGTTCCCAGATGGAGGTGCAGAACCAGAAAGTACGGAATCTATCAAATTTGGAGCTCCAAAATTCTATTCTGCGTTCGGTAGAGCAGTTTCTACACAAGATTATGAAGCAATTGTACCGCAAATCTATCCAAACGTCGCATCTATTGCATGTTATGGTGGAGAAGAAGCGGAACCACCCGAATATGGCAAGGTATTTTTAGCGATCAAACCAAAAAATGCCGATAAATTATCACTTTCGGAGAAAAATTCTGTTTTAAAGAAGCTCAGAGAGTTTTCTATTGCAGCAATTCAACCCACAATCATTGATCCTTCCATATTATACGTTGATATGACCAGTTTTGTGTATTACAACCCCAACAATACACGTAGAACTCCCGCACAAATTAAGAATTTAGTGATTACAACACTCAATGCACTTAATACTAGTGGTCAATTTAATAAATTTGGTGGAAAATTCAAATATTCTAAGGCACAGAATATAATTGATGGTGCAGAAAGGTCAATTACCTCTAACATTACCAAAATAATGATGAGGAAAAACATAACAGTCGATTTAAACTCACGTGTCAACTACAATATCTGTTATGGTAATAGAATTAATCAACAAACATCTGTAAATCCTTCTATAATTTCTAGTGGATTTAAGATTGTAGGTGATGATGTCAATACTTACTTCCTAAATGACGATGGTGCAGGAACATTGAGACTTTACTACGTCAAAGGAACTGGTGAATTTGAGTATATTGACGGATTATGGGGATCTGTAGATTATGATATGGGAGAGATTGTAATTAATGACCTAATCATACAATCTACCTCTGTAGCAAATAATTCATTACAAATAAAAGCTGTACCTAAATCAAATGATCTAGTTTCACTCAGAGAAACCTATATTTCATTGGGTATAGATAACTCAGTAATTACTGTAGTAGAAGATACTATTAGTAGTGGTTCAAATCTTTCTGGAACAGGTGTGATTCCAGAATCTAGCTATTAATCTAATATGACAAATAGTTCTTGGAGAGTTGGATCGTGGACGACGCCTAGTACAACGGTTACACAACCGCCTGTACCATCAGAAGTCAGTCCAGAGTCTAGATCCAAAATATCAACTAATATTGCAGGGCAATTTCCGTCGTTTATACGGGAATCGTTTCCTACGTTCATTGATTTTGTCAAAGAATACTATAAGTCGCAAGAATTAAAGGGATATTGCATTGATATAATACAAAACTGGGGAGATTACTATAATATTGACAATTATGGTGAATTAGTCACCACAACAACTCTAATTTCCGCACTTTCTACTTCATCAGACACGGTTGACGTCGAATCTACCCGTGATTTTCCTAATGAAGGTCTTTTATTGATTGGTGATGAGATAATTTACTATCAAAGTAAGGGAGCAACGTTATTTCAGACCTGTACAAGGGGATTTAACGCTGTAAGGGCAGTTGGAGTAGAAGATGAGTATAGATTTGAGTCAACAATTGCTGCCGAGCATGCTCTAGGCACAGAAGTTGTCAATTTGAACAATATTTTCCCACTTTACATGCTTGGGAAGTTCAAAGAACAGTTTCTAAACACATTTCCGAAGAATTTTGCAACTGGTGTTACAGAAAGCACCATAATCAAACGTATTAAGGACTTTTACTCTTCAAAAGGTACAAGTAGATCATTCCAATTCGTATTAAGGACTTTATTTGGCGTAGAGTCGGAAGTATCGTATCCTAGAGAGCGAATATTCAAACCTAGTGACGCATTTTACACTTCTAGGGAAATTATTCGTGCAGTTCCTGTTTCTGGAGACCCAATTGAACTTGTAGGTCAAGTTTTGTACCAAGATGCGGATCCAAACGACCCAAATGTCGGTTCTGCAAGAATTTACGTAAAAGGCGTCGTAGAAGTCTTTACAGCGAACGGAACAATCTATGAAATTGACGTAGATACCAATAATTCAGTAGGAACGTTCGTAACTCCATATAAAACAGTCCTAGCACAAGATTTAGGTGCTAATTTAACAGATGACGTTGTTACAGTCGATTCTACAATAGGGTGGCCTGAGACAAACGGTAGATTTAGGATAGAAGACGAAATAATCAGTTATACCGACAAAACAGTTACACAATTCATAGGATGTAACCGTGCAAGGGAAAATACAAGCAATGTTGCTCATGATGCAGGGCAAGAAGTGTTTGCTGCGTTTAAAATCTATGGTAACTCCAATGTAGATGGTTCTGAGATACAATTAAAGATATTCGGTGGTACTAGAGGTGTAATATTGAATAGTGGTGGAAAATACTACTTACCAGACTCAAAAGTTACAACTCCTGCAGCACCTGGCTTTGATAGTCTTGATCCTATATGGGATAGTTTTATATACAATGTTAGACGTGCTCTCAGAGGCGTCTCTGCGACTCTAGGAACGCCCGCAAGCAATGGATCGGTTAGATGTACCGTTGTGACTCAAGAGAAGCATAGATTGGTCAGAGATGACACTGTTAGAATATTAAATGCTCCAGAAGACCTTTATAACAATAATCACACTGTTGTGGGTATTGTTGATGACTTTACCTTTGAGTTTATCTTTACTACATCTCCTGCATTTGGTATAACCAATTTTGAGTTCTTTATTGCTAGAGAATTTGCATTTGGTAGTAGTGATGACAATTCTATCAATATTGCAATCAAAGACGTTACAGGTGATGTACAAAACACATATCAGTCATCTACTAACGCAATAGTTGCTAGTTCTGGAATACCTACACATAAAGTAGGACCTTTTGCTTCTACAGACCTAGATCCTGGCAATCAGAGATATTTGAAGCGTATTCCTCTTTCACCAAGTATTAAATCACAAAAAACCGCAACTCCTATTGGTCAAGTTGGTATTGGTGCAAATGGTGTCCCATTATTCTCATTTAAGTCTGAAAATAAGAAAAAGTACGGTGGTATCAAATCTATTGAGAAAATAAGTGGTGGTTCTGGATATGACATTACTAACCCACCAACTGTAGAGTTTGAACCAGAATATAAATTAGATACGCCATATGCGTCTGGTATTAGAGCAATATATCAAGGAAGAAGGTACAGAGCACTTAATCCAGCTAGATCTTCTGCAACTGAATATCCAATACACACTACAGGCATACAAACTGTAGGATTGATAGATTGGGAGTATGAAGGAGAAGCAGCAACTGCGGATGTTCTTATCACAGGTTCCGTAACTGCAATCAACGTTACGAGTGGAGGTGCGGGATATACAACACAACCTAGCGTGTCTATCGTAGGTGGAGGAGCAACAAGCGGAAATCAGGCGTTTGCTACCGCACAAATTACGGACGGTTCCGTAACTGGTATAAACATAGTTAATGGTGGTGCGGGATATACGAGCGTTCCTACCATATCAATTACAGGTGGAGGCGGAGTTGGTGCATCAGCAGTAGCAGTTTGTCGAGGTCCTGTAGATAGTATTACAATAACAAACGCAGGATCGCAGCATACATACGAACCAACCGTAAATCTAATCAGTGGTAGTGGTGCTGTTGCGTATCCATCAATCATTAACGGAAAGATAGAGAGTATAATTGTTACATTTGGTGGTAGTGAGTACTTCGGTCCTCCTGATGTTATAATTCTTGGAGATGGTGTAGGTGCAACTGCATTTGCTACAGTAGATCTAACATCAAACATTGTTACTGGTATTACCGTATCAAGTAAAGGTATTGGATATACTGCGGGTGCTACACAAGTTCTAATCGTATATCCTGGCTCAGGTGCGATATTCCAAACTAGGTTGACGGAACTATCCGTGAATCAGGCAGCAACAGGATTAGAATTAGGTAGTAGTACATTTGTATCACCTAAGACTACTGATGATTTCGGTGGTGCGTCTTTCCAAGGAGAGAACTATTTGATCTACGGAGGAGAGTACGGATACTTATATAATCCTAAGCAACTAAGATTCTTACTCAAGGACAGTATTGGTATAGACAATAACGGAGACTTACAGGAATTACCTCCTACAGTGCATTCTCCTATTCTTGGTTGGGCATATGACGGAC